CAAGGCGTGCAGGGTGTACAAGGCGTTCAGGGAGTTCAAGGACTACAAGGAGTTCAAGGAACCCTTGGTAGTCAAGGAGCAACAGGTGCTCAAGGTACGCAGGGTGTTCAAGGGCTACAGGGTGTGCAAGGTACTTTGGGTTCTCAAGGTACGCAGGGAGTTCAAGGCTCTCAAGGAACTACTGGCTCTCAAGGTGTGCAGGGCACACAAGGAACTCAAGGCGTCCAAGGCGTCCAGGGTGTTCAAGGTATTCAAGGAGTACAGAGTCCATCTATTCAAGGCACACAGGGTCTACAAGGCGTACAGGGAACTCAGGGTGTTCAAGGAGTTCAAGGTACCACTGGTGCGCAAGGCGCCCAAGGAACACAGGGTACTCAAGGTCTTCAAGGAACATTTGGTTCACAAGGAACAGCAGGAGATAAGTACCAAACATCTTCTACAACTTCGCTTACTCTTCCAGCGTCTGGTTCTCAGACTCTTACAGTTGCAACTAACCTTTCCTACTCAGTAGGTCAGTCAGTTATTATTGCCAACACTATCTCTAACATTATTTATGGAGATGTAACAGCATATAACTCTGGTACTGGATCATTGACTATCACAGTCACCCGTAGCCTAGGTTCTGGAACATATACCTCGTGGACAGTTAACCTTGATGGTGCGATCGGTATTCAGGGTACTACTGGTGCACAAGGTACCCTTGGTTCTCAAGGTGTACAAGGAACGCAAGGTACGCAAGGTACGCAAGGTGTACAAAGCCTATCTATTCAAGGAACTACAGGCGCACAGGGAACGCAGGGTGTGCAGGGAACGCAGGGTGTGCAGGGAACGCAGGGTACACAGGGCGTTCAGGGTACTCAAGGCGTGCAGGGTGTACAGGGACTTATTGGACAAGTTGCAGCAGACCCTACAGTAACAATCTTGTTGTTTGGTGGAATGTAACTAGTTTAGTAAATCAGTACTTCCATTGTGAATCTGGGTATATTCGGCTGCACCCTTTAAGAAGTTTATGGGGCGATAATTTCCTGGCTTTAATGTATAAGTGTAAAAAGTTTTTTGGTTCTCTTCTTTCTTCATACGAAAGTTAAAGATGTACCAATCCACAGGACAATTGATGCCTCGTGACTCTATATCCTCTACAGCCTTTCGTGCACCTTCTCGGCTTACCATGTAACCAGCGCATGACCACTGTTGATATGAGATACAAACATTTTCTGCCCCAATAGTGTGAGTATCTTCATTGTAGGCAAAGAGAGAATCTTCAGGAACAAAGAACGAGAAGAAATCCCAATCAACAGGAAGTTGACGCATATACGTTTCAATGACGGATTTAAAGTTCTTACTTACAAGAATGTCGTCTTCAAAGAGAAGCAGTGTGTCGTAATCGGATTCTAAGAACTTCTTATAAGCCTTGTAATTACTTGCCCAAACGCCTACAACTCCTGCGCTAGGAGGAAATGTTTCTCCTGGTTGGCAGTAATCTTCTACAGTATTGACCTTAAAGTTTGGGTGCAGATTGATGAAGTTCTCTACCTTATCAACGGTGTTAAGGTACATGGTAGGAGAACCAAGTCTAGGGAGAAAAGACACGCTCTTAAGAATTCCGTCATAAGATTGATTGCGAAGTTTATTTCCTGTGTCAGTGTGAAATACTTCAAAACAAGCATTCTCTAGCATTTAACAAACCACATCTGATAGCCGTCTTCTAGGCACTTCATCTCGCCCTCACATACCTGCATAAAGGCATTAACACCACGCATAGGCTCTAGGAAGGGTTTGCCGCCCTCTGCCCATAGGTAATCGTCAAAGGCAATAACACCATCAGGCTCAAGGACTTTAAAGGCGTTGAGGCCATCTAAAGCCGTTTGAAGGGCAGTGTGGCTACCGTCTATGTAGATAAAATTAAAGGTCTTTTTGTTCTGGTTAAAGAATTCATCACTAGTCATCTTATTTTTAATAACTCTTGGGTTATCTTTAAAGCGAGAGTCGTAATACTCCTCTACAGAAGAAAAGTCTAAATGTTCATGTTGTTCTTCTTCACTGCCTGCCCAAGTATCCACATCATCAATAGTCAAAATGTTTCTATTAAGAAGTAGCCATTCTGTAGCATCCCCTGTATAGGTACCAATCTGTAATGCACGCAAAGGAACTTCAGGGCATTTGCGGTCAAAGTATGGGGAGACGTTTTGAAACCAATTAGGAAACATCAGAACAACTTCATATTGTTAATACAGCCATTGAGATACTCTTGAGACATCTCAACGTTATCAAGAAGATGTGTAAACAACTCCTTGCTCTCTTCTTTACGCCCTAACCACCAGCCAGAAACAGCCTTCTCAAACATCAATACGTATGGGCCGTTGTACTCTACATAGACAGGAAGTGGTTGATTATAACTTGCGATGGTATGTACAAGGCCAAGTTCTGCAAAGGTGTATGCCTTCTGCCATTCTTTATTGCGCTCATGAATGCGTGACAGTAGGAAGTACGCCTCTGGTCTCCCAGGAAGAAGAGTAAGTGCTTGTAACGTATTCTGATAGACGGTAGCGCTGCGTTCTCCTTGTTGAGTAAAGCAGAGGGACATCCTCAGCAGGGAGGTGTAAGCAATAAGTGGATGAGTCTTATATCCACGATCCGCAGCCCTAAGATAGAACCCAGCGGCAGAAGAGTACTGCCCTTGATCGTAATAGGCATTAGCCAAAGCAAAGTTTTTCTCAGGGTTAAAGGAGTCAAAAGCAACGTCAATTGCCAGTTCTTTAATTGCCATATGTTTTTGCCTCTTCAATCAATTCGTTAACAACAGATTGTGGAACTTCAAGCACAAATGCTGAGTTATCTTGTACGCCAAAACTTAAAAGTAAATTGTCGTTAATTAGGGCGGCCCCAACACAAAACTCAATAGGAGTATCCATAAAGGCAAACTCTGTACTAAGACCAACAAAGTTAAACTCTTTATCCCAAACAATTAGTCGGTGTCTATAGGTTGAATCTTTTTGGTTTAAATAGTTTCTCCACAGTTTAACCTCATGTGTAACGCAGATGTAGTAGTCACCCCAAGCAACAACGTGAGAACCACCTCGTTGATCAATGGGTGGTCTAGGAACGTTATCATTTACTGTAGTCTGTTTACACTCAGGCTCGTTAGGATTGGCCCAAACAACTTCTGTAGGCATAGCCCACTTGACAAAGTGATAAGGATTATCAAGGACGGGCATCCAGTTCTTCTCACAGTACGACGTATCTTCGTGTAGTGGGGCTGGAACTCGTACTCGTTGGATCTCTTTGACAGTCCAGTTTTCTTTGTCGATTTCTACCTTGCTGTACTCCATGCGACCTTGTCCATTGGTCGTGGTATCACGACGGACGCCAATCAGGTAGTAATCGCCATCCCACTGGACTACACGAGCATCTTCTAAACCAACAAATTCCCAGATAGGGGTATGCAGTTCTAGCATCTCTACCTTGGTGTAGTTGATGACGTTGTAGTCTTTATCTAAACGGCAAAGGAAATTATTGGTGACCAGGCGTTGGTCTTTCTCTGGATGAAGATAAGTAAGCGGCCCCCAAGGAGAGAAAAAGCGCTTTTCATTTTCAGATATGTACAGGGTGTAATTAACCTGACGAAGATTAACTAAGATGTCACCGTCATCGTCTATGTACACAGAAGGATTCATTAGGCCAAGACCGTTAGTCAAAGCGCTAGGTATGATGATGGGCGCTAATTTTCCACCCTGAGAAACCGATTTTTGCACCAAATTCATAGGGTCACTTTAGCCCACAAATTGGCTCTGTACCATTTAACCTATAGCCAATACCTCTAAAGGAGTCCCATGGCCACCGCTTACAAAGTACTGGGTCAAGTAGCCCCATCAGCCACAACAGAGACCCAGTTATATCTGGTTCCCGCTGCTACCTCTGCTGTAGTCTCTACTATTACCGTTTGTAATCAGGCAGCCACTGCTGCCACATACCGTATTGCGGTAGTCAAGTCTGGCGGTTCAACATCCCCAGCAGCAGCGCTCTCGTGGATCGTCTATGGTGCCACAGTAGCCGCCTCAGATACAACAGTCTTGACTGTAGGTATCACACTCGCTACAGGTGATCAACTCCGCGTCTACGCATCTAGCGCAACAACATCATTCAATGCATTTGGAAGTGAAATCTCCTAATGACAGTCTCTAACGTCACTCAGGCATCTGCTGAAATCCCAGTAGGTATTGTCACCGCTAAGGGTGACATTATCGCTGCAACAGCATCTGGTGCCGTTGTTAACGTTCCAGTTGGAACTAATGGGCAGGTTCTTACTGCTGCATCTGGTCAAACTGCAGGGCTTCAGTGGACCACCATTTCAGGTTATTCTGCGCCTACTATTGGTTCTACATCTATTGCTTCTGGCGCTACAGTCTCTACTATCTCTGGCTTGACTCTATCTGGAGCAACTCTTACAGGTACTCTTACTGCTAACTCAAGCGCTGGTACCAATGGTCAGTACCTACAGACAACAGGTTCAGGCGTTCAGTGGGCAACAGTTTCTGCCTCTCCAGTATTTCCAGCAACGGCTACATCATCAAACATCACACTAGCCTCTGGTAACTCTTATATGGTAGACACCTCAGCGGCTCGTACATTGACTCTTCCTGCATCCCCTTCATTGGGTGCAGAAGTCCATATCTTTGATGCTACAGGTTCAGCAGCAACTAATAACATTACCGTTGCAAATAACTCGTCCAATATCAATGGACAAGCAACAACATTGACAATTGATAAGGCATATGCCGCAGTCAACCTAGTATATGTAGGCGCAACCTACGGATGGAGAGTCTCTTAATGGCTATTAGTTATAACGCTTTAACGGCGCCTTTATCTCAAAAGGTTCAAGAGTTCTTGTCTACTGGTACTTTTACAGCCCCATCTAACTGCACAACTGTTGAGGTGTTCCTTGTTGGCGGTGGTGGCGGTGGCGGTGGTGCTAGTAGTGGCGCACCTGGATCACAGGGTGGTGGTGGTGGCGGTGGCGGAGTTGTATGGAAAACTATTGCTGTAACTGCTGGTAGTGCATACACAGTAACTGTTGGAGCCGCTGGAACCGCTGGTGCTTCTGCTGGTGGCTCAGGCGGAACTGGTGGAGACACAACTTTTGGTTCACTTGCTACTGCTTCAGGAGGAGGCTACGGAGGTGGCGGAACTAGTAGCGCTGCTGGCGGCAATGGTGGTTCTGGTGGTGGTGGAGGATTTTCTGGTACTGGTGGCGGTGCTGGTTCGGGTGGCGGTGCTGGAGGTAACGCCGTTTTTTATGGAGGTTCATCCAACGGTGCAGGCACAGCAGGTGTCGGTTCGCAAGGAGGAAGCGGGTCTGTATATTCAAACACAGCAGGCGGACCAGGGATTAACGGATTTGGTGGTGGCGGTGGTGCTGGTGCTACTAGCATGCCTAGCGGAGGCGCTGGTGGAGGAAAAGGTTCATCGTCTACACCAACAGCAGGAGCAACCAACACAGGTGGCGGAGGCGGTGGCGCTTTCAACGCAACTGCTGCAGGAGCCGCTGGTGGTTCTGGCTATGCTCGCGTTACCTATTGGTCATAAGGAGAAAACATGTCACATTTAGAAGAACACGAACACGCGTTTATTAAAAATAATGTAGTAGAACACATCTTTGTTTTTGATGAGTCTGCACACACTTCTGGTTTATTAGAAACAGTAAAGACAGAACAGGGCTGCGACACTGTTATATGCCTATGCAACCATGGCTCAGTGCCTGCTCGTTGGTCTACGTGGGATGGCACAACATTTACAGATCCAACACTTGACTATCTTTACAGCATTGGTGTTACTGTAGAAAACCAAGCAATGCATGATGCACGAGTAGCAGCAGAAGAAGCCGCTAAGTAAAAAGGCGCTTTATAAGAAAGGATAACTGATGGCTAATACAAAGAAGTATCGTGCATCTAGCATCAGCATACCTTCTACAAAGATTGCGGATATTCCAGATGCTCCTACCATTGGAACCGCTACTCGAACAGGTGCAACAACAGCCACTGTCGCTTACACCGCAGCAGTTACAGGTGGTGCTGCGACTACCTTTACTGCTATATCAACACCAGGACTACTGACATTTACAGGTTCTTCTCCCATAACAGTGACAGGACTTAGTTCTGCTACAACTTACACCTTCAGTGTTATAGCCTCTAATAGCATAGGTAGTGGACCTAAATCTGCTTCCTCTAACTCTATTACAACTCCGTAGAAAAGAAGTCACATGAGTATCAGACATGCCAGTGAAGAAGACGTAGACGGTAACGTAACCGTTATACCTGACGTCCCTGATTCGCTCGCCTCTGCATCCAGCGTCGACGTAGGTACCGCACGCCCATATAACAACGGCGCTGCTTCTGTCACCATTACACCAGCAGCAACTGGTGGTGTGATTACTTCGTACACAGTAACAACTTCACCAGGATCGTACACAGCCACAAGTTATTCAAGCCCAATTGTTGTAACAGGGCTACAAAATGGAACTACTTATTCCATATCTGTAACTGGATCAAACTCCACAGGAAGTACTCCAACATCAACTTCTGCGGGTTCTCTAACTATTACTACAGTTCCATCAACACTGTCAGCACCAGTTGCATCCGATGCGGGTTCAGGTAAAGCATTTAACAACGGATCTGCTTCTGTTGCATTTTCAGCGCCATCATCTACTGGCGGTAAGTCTATCTCTACCTACACAGTAACAAGTTCACCAGGCTCATATACAAATAGTGGTGCAACTTCTCCTATAGTAGTTTCAGGCCTTCAAAGCGGAACGTCGTACACATACACCGTGGCTGCAACTAACGCCAACGGGTCTTCAACTGCCTCTTCCGCATCCACTGCAGTAACTGCTACAACAGTTCCTCAAGCACCAACAACAAACACTCCCACATTTGCTTCTGGACAGGCCTATAGTGCCTCAAGCGCATCGGCCTCTGTACCATTTAGTGCTAACGCAACTGGTGGTTCTTCTATAACTTCTTATACCATAACCTCAACCCCAGGCTCTTTAACTGCTTCTGGTTCTGCTTCACCCCTTACGGTTGCAGGTCTAACACCAGGAACTCAATACACTTTTACAACTACAGCAACAAACGCTAATGGCACATCTTCAGCATCTAGTGCTTCTCCTGCGGTTATACCGTCAACCATTCCAACAGCACCAACTATTGGAACTCCATCCGTTACTACTGGTCAGTCGTATACAGGTTCTGCTAACGTTACAGTTAACTTTACCTCACTAGGCGCCATTACCAACCCTACATTTGAATCTCAAAGTACCTCTGGTTATGCGGCTTCTAGTGCCACACTCTCTACATCAAGTACATACTCTTATGGTGGAACGTACTCCATGAGCCATACCCTTACAAGCGGTACTGATACTAATATTGGATATTGGGCTGGCGGAACCCTTCCTACAACAGGAACTTATGCGGTAACTGCATGGTTCTATATTCCTACAGGTTCCACACTTGCTGGAAAAACAATAGCGTTTACCTATGAAGGCTCTGGCTCCCCCACCTTTGTTTCTTCCTCACCAGCGACTCTTGTTATCGGGCAATGGGTACAGGCAAGAGCCGTCTATACGTTTTCATCTACAACTGTTGGTCCATTTGTATCTCGTTTAAGTGTTCTTCCAAACACTGCAGTTGGTCAGATTATCTACTCAGATAACTGGGGCGTTGATGTTGTTCCTGGCGGCGGTGGAAATGCAATTACTGCTTACACAGTTACATCTTCTAGTGGTGCCACGGGCTCTAATACTTCTTCCCCTATTACTATTTCAGAAACCGTTGGAAATCCAACAACTACTGCCCGTACTTATACCGTAACAGCAATTAACGCTAACGGCACATCTTCTTCATCATCCGCATCCTCTGCTATTACGCCTGCGTCGGTTCCACAAGCGCCTACTCTAACTAGCATTACAACTTCAGAAAAAACTGCTGGAGTTAACTTTACTGGTAACGCCACGGGCGGTTCATCCATCACAAGTTACACAGCACTCTCTTCTTCTGGAAGAAGCGCATCTGGAGCATCAAGCCCACTTAATATCAGTGAAACCACTGCTGGCACGTACACCTACACAGTGAAAGCAACAAATGCTCAAGGAACATCTGCTGCTTCTAATACCTCTGGTTCTTACGTGTACAATGTACCTTCAACTCCTACCATTGGTACAGCAACTGCAGGCAATGGCAGCGCATCTATTACATTTACTGGAAGTAGCGCTAATAACAACTCCAGTATTACTGGCTATACGATGACATCCTCCCCAGGAGGAATCACTGGAACAGGGTCATCAAGCCCTATTACCGTTTCAGGCTTGTCTAATGGAACTGCGTATACATTTACAGTCACCGCAACCAATGGCTATGGAACTTCTAGTGCCTCTGGGTCTTCAAGTGCAGTAACTCCGTCAACTGTCCCAGGAGCGCCAAGTATAGGATCTGCTACAGCAACGGGCACATCAACAGCAACAGTTACTTTTAGCGCCCCATCTTCTAACGGTGGTGCTTCTATTGACCAATACGCAGTAAACATCCTTAACTCGTCTGGTACATATCTGTCACAACAGATCTTTAGCGGGTCTCCAGCAAACATTACGGGGTTAAGCGCAGGCACCGTGTATGAATTCCAGGTCTATGCTCATAACGCAAATGGTTATGGTTCTGGAAGTTCAATCTCTAACCAAATTACAACTGCTGCTAATAAAACCTCGTCTGTTACATACCTTGTCGTAGCAGGCGGTGCTAGTTCTGGTTACTTTGGTTCGTCAGGCGGCGGTGGAGCAGGTGGATATCTTTCATCGACCCTTGCAGTTTCAGGCGGTACTGGCTACACAGTAACGGTCGGTGGTGGTGGTGCTGCTTCAACTAGCGGTTTTGGTGCGGGTGGTAGTGGATCAAACTCAGTCTTTGCATCTATCACCTCAACAGGTGGAGGCGGTGGTGCGAGTGGTGCGCCAGGTGCCAATAACGGTGTGACGGGTGGCTCTGGTGGTGGCGGTAATGGTAGCGGCACTAGTTCGGGCACAGGTGGTGCTGGAACATCAGGCCAAGGCAATACTGGCGGTAAGGGACTCACTTACGGTAGTTCTAATTTCTCTGGTGGTGGTGGCGGTGGTGCAGGTGCAGTAGGCGGTAATGGTGCCCTAAATCTGCCTGGTATTGCTAGTGGTGGCGCTGGCGGTGCTGGTTCAACCTTTAGCCTTAATGGAGTTACTTATGCTGGCGGTGGTGGTGGCGGTGGCCTCGCTAGTAATACGTCTGCTCTTTACACAACCCAAGGCGGCGGTGGAGCGGGCGGTGGAGGCACAGGCGGTGGAGCACTTAACAGTGTTCAATACCCTGCTACGGCAGGAACTGCCAATACAGGTGGCGGTGGTGGTGGTACTGCTTCTTCCACCTATGCCTCAGGCGCAGGTGGTTCGGGTATAGTAATTATTGCTTATCCAAGTTCGTATGCAACCCTTACCTCTATTGGTGGCGGTCTTACTTATTCTTACAACGACAATGGAACGAACAAGATTTACACATTCACAGCAGGAACAGGTACGGTGACAATATAATGGCACACTATGCTTTTCTTGATGACAGCAATATTGTTACAGAAGTAATTGTTGGCAAAGATGAGACTGAACTTATTGAAGGCCTAACACCAGAAGAATGGTACGGAAACTTTCGTACTCAAATTTGTAAAAGAACTTCGTACAACACAATTGGTGGTAAGAGCACACGTGAAGGAGGGACGCCTTTCCGCAAAAACTATGCGGGAATTGGCATGATTTACGATGAAAGTCGTGACGCTTTTTACTGGCCTCAGCCTTTTGCTTCGTGGACATTAAATGAAGAAACCTGCATTTGGGAAGCACCCACACCAATGCCTACAGGTGGTAAGTTCTATGGGTGGGATGAACCAACCTTGTCTTGGAAAGAAATCAGCGCTTAAGTAAATCCTTTATTATCCCTATAGATAGGGGAGAATAGTCTCTATGCGTGGAACTCAGGTACAGGGAAGATTCAAGATCCCATTTGAAATTGCCTCTAACGATGAGGGAATTGTAGATGAACTACGATCTCCTGTAGGAACCACCGTATCCTGGTGGACCTTTGATCCTAATGCCTTGGCCTCTAACTTAGACACGTGGGTAGACCCTATCTACGACGTCTCAAGCCAGACTCCAGGACATGGCGTTCGTTGGAATGATCCCTTTGATATGCCTGTCATTATGGCTCAACACGTTCGTGGCGACTCTTCTCCTAACGAGCGAGGCTTCTACACCACGGACACATTTAAGATCGTGGTAGCCGTGGCCGATCTCAATCGCCTGCTCCCAGACATGATTGCTAACCCAACCAACCATGTCAAAGACCACGTAGTCTTTAACCAAATTGTGTTTCGCCCTCAACAAGTTAACCCTTTGGGACGATACGCCGAACGGTATAGTGTGGTCCAGATCGACTGCAATCAAATCAACCCTGAGGAATTGCAGAACTATCCACAATTCCAAGACTACGCAAATTAGAAAGGCGTGCCATGTCAGACGAGACAACAACACCTGCAGTTGATACAACAGCCGCTCCAGCAGCGGATGTAACTGCGACAGACGCAACAACAGCAACAGACGCAACTGCTCCTGTAGCAGATGCATCACCAGCAGCGGACGCAGCACCAGCAGCAGATTCAACCGATGCACCACCAGCAACTGATGCAGCAGATGCTCCTGTAGCAGATGCTCCTGTAGCAGATGCTCCTGTAGCAGATGATTCAGACGCAGATGATTCAGACGCAGATGATGCCGATGATGAAGATGACGAAGATATTGATTTCGACGACTTCGATGATGAAGACGACGAGGATGACGACGAAAACGACGCTGAGTAATTAACCAGAAAGGTTAACCATGGCTAAGAAGGCAGCCCCTAAAAAGGGCAAGGTAGAGAAAGTGATGGCCGAATACAAGGCTGGAACTTTGCACTCTGGATCAAAGACTGGTCCAGTAGTAACATCTCGAAAGCAAGCCTTGGCTATTGGTATCAGCGAAGCAAAGAAGGTTAATAAGTAAGTGGTGTTATCTAAGTTACAACCCGCACCACTTACTTATCCTAATGGAGGTGGATTAAAAGCCATGGCAAATAAGAAGCCAGAATCACACAAACTAGAAGTAGAAGCCCTTGCTAAGAAGCATGAGGCTGAGATGGCTAAACTCAAAGAGAAACATGCAAAGATGACTGCACCTATGGGGGCGAAAAAGAATGGCTAAGACCATCAAGATTAAAGGCGAAGGCCATACAATTAAGAAGAACAAAAAGGGCGATGTCATTGTTGACCATGCAGGCAACAAGGGCAAGTACGACAAGATTGACTTGACCAAGAAGACAAAAGGTAAAGTCAAGACCATCGACCAAGGCGTAAAAGCCACTAAAGATTGGCATAAGAAAAATGGCTAAAGCAAAGTTAGGTTCAGGAGCCCGCTTCAAGAAAGTTGAAGAAGAGGCAAAAAAGTCTGGTGCTAAGAATCCTGCTGCAGTTGCAGCGGCTGCTGGCATGAAGAAATATGGTAAGGCTAAAATGGAGAAGATGGCGCAGGCTGGAAAGAAGAAGTAACATGGCTAAAACACCAGCATGGCAAAGATCTGAAGGACAAAATAAAAAAGGCGGATTAAACGCCAAAGGTCGTGCATCTCTTAAAGCACAGGGTCATGATATTAAGGCTCCAGTAAAAAAGGGTGACAATCCTCGTCGTGCATCATTCCTTGCTCGCATGGGTGGAATGCCAGGACCAGAGCACAAACCCAACGGTGAGCCAACAAGATTGCTATTGTCCCTACAAGCATGGGGTGCATCTTCTAAGGCTGATGCTAAAAGCAAAGCAGCCGCTATCTCTAAGAAGAATAATGGTAAGAAGTAATGGCTAAAGAAGTTTGGAATACCAAAAATCCAAAGAAGAAATCTACACCCCTGTCATCATCAGCAAAGAGTGCGGCAAAGGCACGAGCAGCAAAGGCTGGTCGTCCTTGGCCAAATTTGATTGATAATATGTGGGCCTCCAAACAATCTAAATCAAAGTGAAGTACTGTCCCAAATGTCAAGTATCCCAACCTAAAGAAAACTTTCATAAAGGTAACGGATACTGTAAACCCTGCAAAAAAGAGTACGATAATAAACATAAGGCTAATTGGAAGTTTGAACCTTATCATCGAATCAACAGGTATAAAGCGCATCTTAAAAAGCGATATTCAATGAGTTTGGAAGAACTAGTTGTCGTGTACGATTCTCAAGGAGGGTGTTGCCCAATATGCAACAAATCACTCCCTCATCCCGCAGATGAAAACGGAGATAAGTGGCAAACAAATATTGACCATAACCATGCCTGTTGTTCTACGGATACTACCTGTGGAAAGTGCGTTCGAGGCTTACTTTGCCGAGACTGCAACCTCATGATAGGGCATGCTAAGGACAATCTTGACACCTTAAAAAAGGCTGTTGAGTATTTAGAAACTACATCAACGAAAGTAGGTACCCAAAATCTGTGCTAAATGTGGTTGTGGCTGTGCCAAGGGCAAGCCAGCAAAAGGATGTAAGTGCACCTGTGCATCATGCAAGGCTGCTCGTGCTTCTAAGAAGGCCAAGTAATGGCTGACGGTCTATCTCCTAAGCAGAAGAAGATCGCTGCTATGGGCGGTAATCCAAAGAAGATTGATGCTGCAGATTTTGCTGCTCTCCGTAAAGGAAAGAAGATGTCAGCGGCCAAAAATCCTAAGATGATTACCAATCGTAAGAAGGGCATGTAATGGCTAAAAAGATGTCAGATGCTGCTCAAGATGCCAAGGTAATGAAGGGTATGTCTCCAAAGCAAAAGGCGGCCTTTGAAAAGGCTGACAAGAAGATGGATAAGAAGAAGCCATCTCGTGCAGCGGATGAAAAGATGGACAAGGCTCTAGCCAAGAAGATCAAGAAAGAAAAGAAGTAAGACTTAGCCCCACGAAAGTGGGGCTTTTTCTTTATCATTGCAACATCAGGTAACCGCTGCGGTTCCTGACCACTGTTCCCGCAGGTTGCGAAAAGGGGTTGTGATGGCTCATAAGCCATGGTACGAACAAGTTGCTGAAATGAACAATCAGCATGAACGTGAAGAGTTCATGCGCGGTGTGTTCGGCTTTCGTCCTAAAGAAAAACAGCCAATCTTCGCAGCACTACTCGCAGGTTATATCGGCGGTAAAGTTGCGAAGGGCAAAAAGAAGAAGTGACAAGCCCTCACCACACAGCCGTACATCACGCAGCCCGCGATACTACTCGCTACATGTCTGCCCAACTCCGTGCAGAAGCCAAGGCCTCAGGTTGGCCTTCAAAGATCATCAGTGGACTTCACGTCCGCTATACATCTAACGATGGCTTCACTGCTCACGTCCATCCTTCCCACTTTGATGAGGCTCAGGATCTTGAGTACGGAACACCAGGACAACGTCCTACATACGCCATTCGCCGCTTCTCAAATCGGATGAGCGAATCTGAAGAGTTTCTCACCAGCCGTCTCTTTGCTCGTCTTGGAGGTGGACTATGACATTTCTTCTTTCAGAAGATGAGGCTATCCGCAATCTCCTCAAGGGCATGAAGGTGACAGATCAGAAGTCCAACGCAAACGGTACAAGCACCCGCGATGTGGGCGTATGGTTTGGACAGCCTTCTCAGGAAATCAGAGACCAGACTTACCCCTACATCACCATCGACATGGTGGACGTTGCTGAAGACTTCAGTCGCTCTATGCGTGGACTCGTTAAGCCGTCCTACTTGCCAGACCCAACAACAATGCCTGATGGGTCAACAGAGTACAATGGCGATGATCATGACTGGTATATCCATCAGCCTATCCCAGTTAACATTGACTATCAGATAACAACCTATGCCCGTGAACCTCGCCATGACCGCGAGATCCTTGCTCAACTTATGTACACCAGACTACCCCTGCGCTTTGGTGTGCTACAACCTAACGACAACACAGTTCGTCGTCTTGATGTTCTGGATATCTCAAAGCGAGATATCACAGAAGCAGGTAAGCGTTTATTCGTAAACGCATTCACGGTGCGCATCTCAAGTGAGATCACACCAGAACTCTATACGGCAGTCTATAAGGCACTCGAAGTCGACATGACAGGCTACCAGGATCAAGTTCGTGGAGGAACTATTCCTGAGTTTACGCCAATCGATCCAATAACAATTCGTCCATAATACGGAACCCACCAACAACAAGACAGGAGAAAGAATGACTTACGGTCGTCCAGGCGTCTACTTAACAGAGACCCTACTTCCAGCACCTCTCGCTCAGGGAGTTGCTACGAGTGCCGCTGGTGCAGTCGCTGCCCCATTCGCACAAGGTCCTGAGATTGTGACTCGCGTTCAATCTTGGACAGAATTTACTTCAAAGTTTGGTGGCTACAACGCTGCATTCCCTGCAGTCTTTGGCGTCGCTCAATTCTTTAATAACGGTGGACGTGAACTCTACGTCAAGCGCATCCTTCACAGCGATGCAGCAGCCGCTACAGTCTCAGTAGAGACATCAGGCAACGTAGTAGTTGCTACCTTCACAGCAAAGAACCGCGGTGATGACGGCAACAACCTCCGCATCAACGTTAAGGCTGGAACTATCTCAGGAACCTACACAGTTGAGGTTTACAAGGAAGGCGTTGCAGGAACTGCAATGAACATCACCAACGATGTCCTTCTTGAGCGTTACGAAAACCTCGTATTTGCAGATCCAACATCTTCAAACTATGCAGGAACTGTCATCAACAATACTGCAGGCTCTTCAGTCACAGTCAGTGCATTGGCTTCAGGAACACCAGTTCTTACAGTCTATCCACTCACAGGTGGAGCAGACGGATCAGCCGTCGTTGCTGGAGACTACACATCCTACGCGTCAACAAGCGCCTCAGTGTGGAATGAGTTCTCAGCACTCAACCGCGCTCTTGTAATGTTTACCCCTAACATCAATGACACTCTTGCTTCTGGTGTTGTCGGCGTTATCAATGATGCCATCTCATGGGCCTCAGCAAACAACGGCTTCTTTGTTGCAGAAACTCCTGCAGGAGAGACAGTTGATGCTGCGATTACATACGCACAGGGATTGACTGCAAGCAGCAATGCCGCCGTCTACTACCCACACACATACATCACAGACCCAATTGGCCGCAGCAATGGAGCAATTCGTTTGATCGGTCCATCAGCAGGAGTTGCTGGTCTCTATCTTGCTACCGATGCATCAAAGAGTGTTGCAAAGGCTCCAGCAGGTTTGAACTCACCTCTTGGTAGCGTCATTTCTCTAGAGCGCTTATTTACCTCTGCAGAACTTGACTACTTGAACACAGGATATCCATCAGCAGGAACTGGTTCATCAGCCCCTGTTAATGCTATCCGTCAAATTCCAGGTGCTGGAATTGTTGTCATGGGTGCTCGTACTCTCCTCCAAGATGGAACAGCAAACCGTTATGTCAACATGCGCCGTTCACTCATCTACATCGAGCAGAATCTCAAGAGCATTGCTCAGATTGCGCTCTTTGAAAACAACGATGAAACCCTTTGGGCCCGTATTACAAGTACATTTAATTCATTCTTAAATGACTACCGTAATCAGGGTGGACTTCGCGGTGGAACCCCAGCCCAGTCGTATTACGTTCTCTGCAACGCAACAAATAACACAGCATCATCCATTCAAAACGGCATCGTCAATATCCAAGTTGGCGTTGCACTTGAATACCCTGCTGAGTTCGTAGTAATCAACCTCAGTCAAATGACCCTGGCGTAATCCCGAAGGAGATAATAGATGCCAACAATTAACAATAACCGATCCTCGCTTGCGACCGATCCGTTACGCAACTTTAGGTACCTAGTTACCTTCACACCTCTTACAAACTCTGGAGGAGTAATCGGTAACAAGGCTATGCAGAACCTTGCAAAGCCTCCTGTTACATTTGGGTTTACCTCCATCTCAGGAATGTCTATTACAACAGATAGCATTCCTTACCGTGAAGGTGGCTACAACACCACTGTCCACCAGATTCCTGGTCAGACAACCTTTGCTCCATTAACTTTCCAGCGTGGAGTGATTCTTGGAACAAGCACAAACTGGGACTGGATGAAGACACTCTTCGCTACAGTTCAGGGTGGCGGCTCTGCTCGCGCTGCGGGAGATAACTTCCGTTGCGATATCGAGATCAAGGTTCTTGCTCACCCAATTCCACAAGGTGCTAACACCTCAGATGGAACTGCTGCTTCGACTGCTTCATCTACCGACATTGTTGCAATGCGCTTCATGATCTACAACGCATGGCCAACATCTGTCTCCTACTCAGATCTCAACGCTGGTGATAACGCATTGCTCGTAGAGCAGATGTCAGTTGTTCACGAAGGCTTTGACATCTCATGGGGAGAAAAGATTGACGAAAGTGCTCTTGAGTTCACTGCCTCAGGCGGAAACTCAGCAGCAAGCAACTAATCTAACAAAGGAATATCATGGCGAACACAATTAGTGCTGTCTCTAATCCAGACTTGGCAAACAACCTCATCAAGGATGCTCTCAAAGAAACTCCTGCAGATATCAATCCGACAATCGTTGCTCCTTCGGATACTACTGTGGCACTTCCTGGCGGTTACATCACAACCGCTGGGGAGTTGCTACAGACCGCAGAGGTGCGAGAGTTAACTGGTCGAGATGAGGAAGCAATCTCTAAAGCAGCCAACGTTGGCAAGGCCCTTCTAGTCATCCTAGAAAGAGGAACCGTCAAAGTAGGAGACCTTAAGGCTGATGACAAGATCCTTGACCACATGCTTACAGGAGACCGTGAGGCTCTGCTTCTAGGAATCCTAAAGGCAACTTTTGGATCAACCACTGAGATGTCAATCTTCTGTGGTGGATGCAATGACTTTAAGAATGTAACAGTCGATATCAATGAAGATATCAAGACCAAGATTCTTACAGATCCTATTGCTGATCGAGTCTTTATCGTTAAAGGTAAGGCTGGAGATATTGAGGTTCAACTTCCTACTGGTATTGCTCAAAAAGAATTGATCAACAATGCGGAGAAGACTCCTGCAGAGATGACCACAATCCTTCTTGAGAAGACAGTCTTGAAGATCAATAACTCCCCTGTCTACAGCAAGGTCCAGGTGCAAAACCTGCCAGTTGTAGATCGTAAGAAGGTCATTGAAGAGATCAATCGACGTGTTCCTGGTCCACAGTTTGATGACGTGACTATGGAATGCCCAGATTGTGGAAGTGAGGTAACGATATCCATTAACTTGGGTACGTTGTTTCAGTTCTAACGTAGTTCCGTACATTCAGTTGTTTGTTGAATGGGCGGCTATATCGGAGATGTACAGCAGTTGGACATTGACTGAGATCAAGGAGATGTCCTCTAGAGAACGAAAGAATTGGCTAGAACTAGCCAAGGCAAGAGCGATAAGGAGTCCAGATGGCTAGTATGGTGACAAGCGTCAAGTCACTCAACGACGCCCTTAAAGACACGCTCAAAACCCTTAACCAGATCAACGACACGATCAAGCATATATCTGCCCCTGCGCAAACAGCGGCAGATAGCATGCGAAAGACCGTAACGAAGAACGGTCAAAAGAATCTTACCAAGGGCAGCAAAGTTAGCATGGGCACTGATGGTGCCAACTTTACTCCTACAGATGGTGGTACTACAGACACCAAGGTACCTGCATCACAGCCACAGTCTGCATTCCAATCACGCAAGTCTCAAGAGACTCTTCTTCCCTGGATGTCTCCTGCCATGGCAAAGTTCTCTATTGCTGGTGGTGTTGCTCAGGTGGCTGGAGGAGTTGCAGGCGCAGGATTTGGAGTTGCTCCTGATCTAGGTGCAACAGTTGCGCGTGCTTCTAACTACTACGCTACCTCTCAGTATTCAACTACTGGGTTAGGCTATAAGCAACTACAGCGATCTACAGTCAGTGCACTAGGTGGTAGTTTTGGTAGAGGCGTATCAGGCATCGGTGAAGATGCTGCAGCCGCTGCCATCCTCACTCAGCAATACAGTTACGCTCCAGGAAGTAGCCCATACCTACAGACCATGCGTGAAGTAGGTGGAGCATACCGTCAGTTTAATATGAGCAATGCTGCTGCTGCCACTGCTATCGGAGGCCTTCAAACAGGTGCTATGGGCGCCAACCTATACCAGTACGGTATCTCTCAGTTTGATAAGAACGGCAATCCATTATCTGAATCAGATATGGCTAAGCAACTCTTCAACCGTATCTTCCAAGGAAGAGGACAAGGAAACGTCAAAGGCGTTCAACAGTCTTTGCAGTACGGTCTTGCTGGTGCAGATCTAAATGCGCTAGGTTTCTCGGCTGATCAACAGCAGATCTTTAAAGCGCAGTTTTTAGCGTTAGCGCAAAACAAAAACGCAGATCTTTCAAAGATGTCTGGTACTGGTAACCCTAATGCAGCAGGGCAGCAGATCACTATGTCTCAGACTCAGTTGATGACTAACGCCCAAGACTCAATGATCAAAGGGTTCCAACACGCTGCAGATACCATTACTGCAGTTAACAAAATAGTTGCTGAATTTGGCCAGGCATTGTTTGAAGCAAAAGGTTATATGCAAGGCCTTGGACAGAGTGGATTAGGTGGAGCGCTAACCTCTCTCATCGGTGGATTCACCATGGGAGTTAAGAATATTGCTGAGGGTATGGTGGATCTTGCTGCTGCCGAAAGACTTGGTATGCCATTAGGCATGGCAGGAACAGGACTACTTGGCGCTGGTAAAGGTGCTCTATCTCTTGTTAAAGGTCTTGCTGGAAGAGTGCTTGCACCTGCTGCTGTTGGTCTTGGCGTTGGTGCTGCAGGTAAAAAACTTGGCAGTGCTGTTGGCGCCAGTAGCGGAGTAACTCGCGCAGCATCTGGTCTGGCTGCTGCGGGTGCTGGTGCTGCCACAGGCGCTGCAATTGGTAGTGCATTTGCCCCAGAAACTCTTGGGTTAAGTATTGTTGGTGGAGCACTCATTGGCGGTATTGCTGGACTATTTAGCGGAGGAAGTTCTTACGGAGGATTTGGCGCCTCATTTGGTGCCAAGGGTGGGGCGTACTCTCAAGCGCAAGCAACTCCAGGCGGATACTCATCTACTGCTGCAAACACCTCAACCATCCACCCATACTCTGGACAAAGTAGTAAGCAAACTTTAAGTTCTCCAATTCCTGGAACTGCTCCTACAACTATGTATGGTGCAAAAGATCCAGGCATGTGGAACGGCGCTAAGAACTACCACACAGGTGATGACTACGCCGTACCTGTTGGTACCTCTGTTAAGGCTGTTGCTGACGGAACTGTCTATGACGATTCTCCTGGTGCAGACTTTGGTGTTTCTGTACAGATTGACCACGGTAATGGGTATCAAACACTTTACGGACATCTACAGAGCAAGTCGGTAAAGATTGGTCAAAAGGTAGTCGTTGGTCAAGAGATTGGTAAGTCTGGACAATCAGGTAATGTAACTGGTCCTCACCTTCACTTTGAAGTCCGTAAAGGAAAGAACAACCCAGTAGATCCATCAACCTTCCTAACAGGTACTGGAGGAACTAAACAAACAGTCTCTGGAAAAACTGTTTCTGCTCCTGGCACTGTGCTTGGTACTGGGGATCAGAAGGCTTGGGCTACAGACTTCCTCAAGGGAATTGGCGCCCCTGCAACATCTGCCAACGTAAAAGCCATGACTACATGGATGGCGTATGAAGGTGGGCAGTGGAAAAACTCCGCTCACTACAACCCTCTTAACACCACCCTAGGAGCATCTGGTGCTGTGGATATGAACTCTGCAGGGGTCAAGTCATACACCTCGTACTCTCAAGGACTTCAATCAAACATCTCTACCTTGCAAGAAAATCAAAGAGGGTATGCGGCTATTCGTGCGGCCCTAATGAAGGGTAATGATACGGCAGGGGTTCTTGGGGCAGTCAATCACTCTGCATGGGGAACACACATCCCAGGCTATGGTGGAGGTAGTTCTGGATTTGGCGCGTCTATTACAACGCCACAACAAGGCGGTACCACTAACGTTCAAATCAGTGTCAACATTGCTCAAGCATCACAGGATGAAGCAATAAAGTTTGCAAAGAAAGTTCAAAGCATCATCGAAGAAAACAACAGCATCTCTATGATGGGAAGTAGATAATGGCCCAGTCATTACAAGACCTACTGAATAAAGCCAAGGCTGCAAACGCACAGATTGATGCTAACAACACGGCTTTAAAGACTGCTCAAGCAGCAGTAACTACTGACACAAAAAAGTTAAGTGATGCACAATCTGCATTAAACAAAGCCAATGATGCCTTAACTAAGGCAAGTCAAACTAAGTCTTTTGCGGAATTGAAACTCAAAGAGTATTGCCAGCCATATGTTGCTGGTGGGTTAAACAATCCCTTTGGAAACTTAGGAAATTACTACATCTATGATGCTGCAGTTTATACAAAGGCTCCTGCAGGTCACACATTAACTCAACCTGCAGACCTTCCTTCAACTTACCAGAACCAATACATAAGTTTAAAACTTGCTTATGAAAACACTAAAACTGCATACACTGCTGCACAAGCCGCTCAAGTTAAAGCCCTGTCTACAGTGAACACGTTATTGCATAATCAGAGTGTGGATCAGGATTTTGTAAAAAAAACTTTACTGGCAATTGCAGCAGGAAAATCTTTGCCAGTATTAGACAAGAGCCTGTATAACGGAAACAATGGCGGTACAAACTGGAACTCTGACCAAGGCGGAAACCCTCCTCCCCCAGTAAAGGGTGATCCAGCACCGTTTAAGTACAACGCACCAATGACAACCTCTTCGTATTTGAAGTTTGGTCCTCAGGTTCTCTCTGCTAAAAATGACCAACTAATTACAAACCCAGGATACTGGACAAATGCACAACAAGCGTGGAGGCCTGGAGCAGACGGCAGTTTTAGTGGTGCAAAAGGCGCTATTCAGATGAGCCAAGACTTGGCTTCTGATGTTAGCCTCAATACTAACGCCACAAAAAACAATAAGGTAAATGGCATTATCAATGACACTACTCCTTATGGGTTTAAGTTCTTGTATAACCCTACCTCTGTAGGTATGTCGTGGGGAATTGTTGAGTCGTTTTCTCCACAGTTTGAACAAAGTGGTCAAGATATTGCTACGGCTGTAGGTAATGGGCTTTTAGCAAGCACCGTAACTTTTTCTCTACTTCTTAATCGTATTGAAGATATGCAATACATTAAAAATAGTAATGGAGATCTAGTAACAATACACGGTCTTAGCGCTATGAACTTTGGCCCATACCCATCTCAAGTTGCCCCAGAAGAACGCGCCCTCATCTATGAGCGCGGAACTATGTATGACTTAGAGTATTTGTTCAGAGCAACTGGAGGATACAACTCTCAATACAAGTCTACTATTGGTGGAATTACTACTGCAGATAAAGGCTGGTTGATGCCTATGCCTGTAGAACTACACCTTGGAGCAAACCTTCGATACCTAGTTCGTGTTTCTTCTCTAGAGGTTAATCATGCGATCTTTAATGAGCGTATGGTTCCAATCTTTACCACAGTCAATTTAACCTGTACCAGGTACTACGACAACTTAAGTATCACCGCAGCCAATATAGCAGGAGCAACCTCATGATCTACTCAGACAGCAGATACACTAACCCTGTTCAAAATGTAGATGGTTCAATTCCTAAGGCATGGGATGAACTTCGACAGGAATACCACATCATGATCTTGCGCACCTGGCCTACCTTTGTAAGTAAGTTTTACACTTATGAATGGAAGGACGGCGATCGTTTAGATAACCTTGCTAATAAGTTCTTAGGCAACTCACAATTCTGGTGGAAGATCATGGACTTAAACCCAGAGATCATCAACCCTACACAGATCACTCCAGGTACATTGCTGAGGTTGCCAAGTGCTTGATCCAGAACGCCAGAGTAAGTTTGCTAATGGGTACAAGGTAAACTTTCCTGACTACCCTAGTTTTAATACCCAACCTAAAAAACTAACTCTTATTCAGGGTATAAACAGCCACGATGTAATGATCTTGAAATTTCAATACTTCAACTCTTTAATTGCTTCGTCATTTAAAACAGGAACACCTGTAGAAATTTCTTGGAATAATGACAAGGTAACAAAGAAGTTTATAGGGTATGTGTCACACATTCAATATCCCACTACTCAGGTACTAGATAGGTATGTTGAGATAATTTGTGTGGGAGGTTCTTATCCTTTAAAAGAAGAGACCTCAAAAATTTGGGTAAATACAACAGCCTCTCAAGTAGCGACAGAGATTGCAAAGACAATGAGGCTAAAGCCGTTTGTAACTTCTAGCAACGTAAAGTTTAGTCAGATATCTATGGCTGGCCATACCTACTGGGAGAAGTTAGTTGAACTTGCAAATCGAATTGGGTATGGAGTACAGGTGCTTGGAGCAGAACTTCACTTCCATCCTATTGACAAGATGATTGATCAGTTCATGACAACGATCCCTGTATTAGCGTTTGTTGATCCATACACAAACTCTAATGCTGCATTCCGAGTTCAAACGTTAGACTTCTTTGAGTCAAAGTTGGGTGATTTTGTAGAGAAGAAAGCCAACAACAGAACAAACAAGATTGTTGCTGGAGTGGACCCAGTAACTGGACAAGTTTACAAGTCAAACTCTTCCCCTCACTTGGTGGGTTCCAAACTTCGCCAGACTGTAAAGGCTCCTCTATTCAACAAAGTTGAGGCAGGAGTAGTTGCTAACAGTGACTCTATTGCAAAGGCTTTGGCTGAAGGAAAGGCGCATCTATCTCGCCTGTCTATCCCTGGAAAAGGGGCTGCTCAAGGAGACCCTCGCATATCTCCTTGGGGAACTATTGAACTACGACATACAGGAACTCACTCCGATGGCTTCTGGATTGTGACCTCTACAAAACATGAGATGCATATAGATGGCAGATACATGGTGGAATTTTCATGCGCTACCGACGGTGTTGGATCAAACCAGCCCAGCGTAACTAGACCTGGAAGCGCTGGAACAGTGCCCGCTGTAAATCTTGGGAGCGGTACAACAGGGACTAACGCAAATCACTCCTATACACTAAGTGGAGCAACCACAATCATAGACCAAACAAACACAGGGTTTAATGT